CGGCTTCAGGACGCACTCAGCGACGTTAGACAGGACTTCCTTGAGGCGTTTGCACCCGTTGCAGAACGGCTTGAACCCCTGTTCCGTGACGGACTTGATGGCCTCGAACAGTTCTTCAACGAGATCGCCCAAGAAGGTGACGCCCTCATTGCTCTTACCGATGAAGCACGAGCGTTTGGTGGGTTCCTCATTGACTTTATCCCATCCGCCCTCCGCGATTTGGCGGCCCTCGTGTCGGCATTGTCCGACGAGTTTGGTGGGATTGGACGGTTCTTACAGCGGAACTTCACACGGATCATCCGTGGGATGGTTGAGACAACTGTGGAGTCGTTGCCAGCTATCTCACAATTGTTGCAGTTGATTGCGTCGATGATTCCACCGCTCATTAGAATGTCTATTGGATTTGTGCAGGTCACAAGCGCAATTCTCAGCTTCTTTGGTGCAATCGGTCAAGTTCTTAATGTTCTTGGGATTGGATCAGAGGCAGTTGGATTTGTTACTGCATCTATCTTGACACTGGTTTCAGCAACATTGTTGGCATCAAGTGCATTTAAGCTTCTTGGACTCTCAGTGCTTCAGGCTGCTATTCGTCCAATGACGCTATACATTACGAACGCATTAGTGGCTGCTGGAGCGTCGTATGCACTCGCAGCAGCATTAGCAACCGTGTTATCCATCATTACACTTGGTGTGTTCGCTGTTGCCGCTATTAAGATTCTTGACATTGGTGCATCGGCTATGTCCGCAAAAAGCGATGTGGACAAGCTCAACAGTTCACTGTCGGACTTTGATCGTCTCTCATCGGGCATGAGTACGAACATCGGTAGCAGTGTCGGTGGGGGTCCAAGCAGCATCAGCGGTAATAGGGGCGGTGGGAACGTTGAGTCTAATTTCACGTATGTAGACAATACGGGTAATGGAAACCCGTATGAGGTAGAAGCGCACAAAAATTGGAGAGAAGGACGAACAACTCCAGATACAGCATAATGCCACAAAAAGAAATCGTTGTTGTTGATGAGCAAGGAAATAGGAATACCGTCACGTTTACGACACAGAACGTCCAGATTCGGTATGATGACGACACCGTGGTTGACCCATTCGTCGTTCGTGACATTGAACGCAACTCAGATCGGAAGAAGGCCGAAGCCACGACACTGTGTGGTCGGCGGCAGGTAGCTGACGACGGTGATGGCAAAGTAAAATACACCATTAACTGCTACATTGATAGGGAAACCCGCAACGCCATCCACCAGAAAAAAGGCGTGACGGGGCAACTATTTAGCGATCTGACCCAAGCCACATCAGTGCCAGCATTTATTAAGAAAGACGCAATTGCACTTTCAAATGATATGAACAGTGTACTTATCAACGGACAAGACGTACAAATGTTTGACTGCCAACTAACGGTGATTGAAGAATGAGTTTGGACAATGAAAACGTTTTTAGTTTGACAGGATTTTTAGGTAACGAGGGGCTTGAATCAACTGGGGGAGAAGAAAGTGCGTTTCTTGAACCGTCTGCATTTACTGAGGTAAAAGAAGGAAACTGTGATGCGTTTGTTGATATTCAGTCTTCTCTAATATATAGAGATTCAGGAACCGCAAATGATGAGGTGTTTTTTAGCGAAGATGTACTTGAAGGTGTTGAATGGTATCGAATTCCAATAAACGGCATTGAGCAATGGATCAACAAAGATGGTCCAGCAGCAATCAACAGAACGACAAAAGTAACCGCATTTAACGACACCCTTTTAGATAAAATAGATTTTAGACAACTATACATAAATAGCAGAAACTTTAGCACGTATCTGGTTGGGAGTGAAAGTCAATTTGACGGTACACCAATGACATTAGATCGGTACTTTGATAAAATGCTTGTAAATAAAGACCGTGCCCACAACAGATCATCGTTTGTTCGTGCAAGGGTGTGGATGTATGATAAAGAATTGGATGAATATACGCTAACACAGCACGGATATGTTGGTGGATACGGACCAACTGATAACCCGCTATTGAGAAAGTTTTGGATCTATGATACCGCTGATTTACTACGTGACATTCCTGTTGGAAAGACATTTGAAAATGCCACGCTTTCAGAGCTTATCAGATTTGTAGTGTCTGGTACTGATGATGCTGGCAATGACGTTGGTATTGAAAAGAAAACACCGTTTGACGTTGTATCTATTGATTTCCCAAGTGAAGAAGAACTGTCGTCTCGGACTCTCGGTGAATTATTAGGTGAAGACGAAAACATTGACGGAATACTTGATTTTGCTGAGGAGTTTCTTATTGGTCTTGTTCGTGGGGAACAGCTTGCTGATAGGATTCGTGGTGCCCCAAAAAGAAGTAAGTCGTTTGCTCGCAATCGAAACAACATGGTTGATGTACTTAATTACATTGCAACACTAATTGATGGGATATGGTATATTGCACCGCGTCCTGATGGGATTGCACTCCAAATCCGCGCTGATTGGAGTACAAATAATTATGGGAGAGAATTTACTGATCAAACCCAAGATTCGTCTGATACGCAGTTTAATGTTACTGTATTAGAAAATACAGCATTGTCAGATATTAAACCAATCAATACAATACAAGTGAACGGTAAATCTAAATCACGCCTTGGAAAATTTATTGAAGATCCATCACGAACTGCATTAGAAGTAGATTCAATAGGTGAAAGATACCCATATGCAAAACTTAGATATGATCCACTATATGAAGCGGCAGGTCAACAAGAATTAGGACCAACCAATAAAAAAAGCGATGCAACAGACCTCAACGGTGCTGAACGAGATGCATATAAGGAATTTATTGAACACGTTGAAGAATCTACAGAAGGAAGTATTACATTAGTTGGTGATCCAATGCCGCTCCCATATGACTATATTGATGCGGCTCCAGCCTGTCTTGGGAACATTGTACAACAACAACCAATTGAGTATTCCATTAATGACGTACATCATAAAAAATATGCTGGTGAACAATTTATTACAGAATTGGGGGTTCATGCAAAAATAATTGGCGACCCGATTGATGGTGATGGAAGCAACTTTACGATTAATTCTGAATATAGACAAGCACAATGAAACGAAATCCCACTAACCCTGCCGACATCAACAAAGGTGAAATTAGAACCGTTTCACCAAAATCGTTTGAAAAAGCCCGAGTGCTTGAGGTTCAAAGCAGTGACACTGGTGTCCACACTGCAACAATAAAGTTATACGACAGTGGTTCACAGACGACCGCACCCGTTCTCACACCAGCATACGGTGATGTGGCACTCCCTGAGGAAGATACTGATGTGTTTGTGTTGTTCGGTGAGAACGATGAAGAACTAATCCTCGGATCGTGGTATCCCGCTGATCGTGTTCTCCGAGGACAGATTCAGTTGCCCGACTACGACGCTGGTGATCGGGTTGTCGGTAATGCAACAAAGTCACAGCTTCACATTCACGCCGATGGGACCATAGATATTGATACTGAGGGCACAAAACCACTGAACACGGATCATCAATCGTTCTCAGTATACCTTCAAGGGCAGCAATCAGTTAGTGGTAAGTCGGAAGAACGTGTTGAGTTTGATGCAGAAAAACACAACGAAGAAGGAATATATGATTTTACTGCACACGAAGCCGTCTTACTAAATAGTGGACTATATCGCCTTACAGTTACAATAGAGATCGGTGATGCGGGACAAAACAACCTCTATACGGCCCGTATATACAGAAATGGTTCTGTAATAAAAAGAATATTCCGACAAAGTGCTGTAAACGAGCCACTTACTATGCAATTCGATACTTCAGAACCGTTGGACGCTGGTGACTCCATATACGTGACACTTGAAAACGGATCTAACGCACCACGAAATATTAACGGTAACGACATTGGAACCGAGTTTGAGATGCGTCGGCACGGTCCAAAACGATAATACATGCGATTGTAACTACTTATTGCGTAGATAGTAATGGTATTCGATATTGCCATCGGGGGCGACACCGAAGACACGTACCTCGATGAAACAAACGATCTTGCGACCGTTGGCGGTAATCGGCGTGTCGAGCAACACGTCTATCTCAACGTCGGCCAGCAGCTTGGACAACTGCTTGCTGGTCGGCTTACTGGACAGACGTTGACTCAAGCCGAAGCCGCTATTGAGGATGGCCTCAACGACGCTGAGGATGTCGTCTCCGTACTCTCCGTCGAGATCATCGAATACGATAAAGACAACTCTACCGTCGTCGTTGCCGCCGATGCGGAAGACGGCACTACACAACAGTTCGGCATTTCAGTATAACTACCAATGGCACACGAGTTTCCTCGATCTCAGTCGGATGTCGCATCGCTGATCGAACAGCAGTTACGTGAAGACTTCGGTGACGATATTGATTTAACTGAATCATCGGTCTTTAGCACACTTACAAACGTCTTTGCGAGTGTTGTTGCGAACAACCAAGAACAATCGCTCCAAGAGGTGTACGAATCGGCGTTTCTCGAAACCGCGACTGGTGACGACCTCGAAGCAGTCGTCGCATTAGCGGGGATCACACGCCGCTCGGCTATCTCGGCAACTGGTGTGCAACGATTCAGCGCGAACGGACAGACGACTGCAAACCGTGTCATCCCCCGTGGCACAACCATCCAGACCGATGGCACTAATCCAGTCGAGTTTGAAACCACAGAACGGTCTGTCATTCGGTTCTTTGATGATTTTGAACAGTCGGATACGCTCAACTCGTATGAGGGCGACGTTAGTGACGCTTCCATCGTATCAAATAACGTATATAATGGCTTAGGAGCCTTAGAGTTGGCTGCTGTGGACGATGCACACATATACAATCCAAACCACTCGGTGAAGCGTGGATCGTCGTGGAGCGTCTATGTGCGTCCAGAAACGGGCACTGCACCAACAGCAACGTGGGCGATCCAAACGTTGCAGGACCATTATCAGGTCGTTGTTGACGAGGGGGCTGGCAATATTCGGTTGGAAGAAGTATCGGGCGGAACGGTTACAACGTTAGATTCAACAACAGCAAGTGTCCCTACTTCATACGTTCGAGTTGATATTACATGGACAATTACTGGCGGATGTACTGCTACTGTCGTTGATGAGTCAACTGATCCGTCCACTACGGTCGGTGAAGTCACCACGAGCAACAATCTTACGTACATATCTGGACCGATTGGCTTCAAGTCGTCCGATTCGGCTGGTGTCAAACAATTTGACTACGCTTCAATGCGGTCTACGTCGAGTAATATTCGAGCAATAAGTTCGGGACCAGTCGGTAACGTCGGAACCAACGCAATTACCGCACTTCCGACCAACATTGCTGGCGTCCAGTCCACCACGAACCAGTATCCGACTGGTGATACGTCCTACATTAACACCGAAGGGATTCGGTTTGTGAGTGGTGAAGACGCTGAAACGGACACAGAGCTTCGTGAACGCGCTCAGGAATCAGTGTCGGCTGGTGGGGCTGGCACCGCAGATGCGTTGCTCGGGGAGTTGATCAACAATGTTGAGGGTGTCACATCGGTGTCGATTTACGAAAACAAGACTGATTCCGACAATACGGGAAGTGGCGGTCTTCCCCCATTTTCGTTTGAAGCAGTGGTCTATGGTGGTGATGAACTTGACATTGCTGAAGCGATCTACGACACCAAAGCAGTGACCGCAACCGATTATAGTGGTGTTCGCGGTACGTCGGTGAGTCGTACTGTCGTGTCGGACGTGAACGAACAGCAGTTTGACATCGAATTTTCACGTCCGTTTGAACTTGACATCGACATAACCGCCGATCTCATCGTTGATGACACATACGCTGGCGATGAGACAATTGAAAACGCTATTGTCCAGTATATTGGCGGTGTTGATACCAATGGAGGTGAAATTCTCGGCACTGGTGTGGGTAAAGACATCCGCATTGATACGCTCCGTAATGCGATTGTTGATGAACAGTTTGGTGTCGTTGGACTCGACTATACTGTTGACAATACGCCACTATCTACCACACCATCAAAGACGACTGTGGACGGGCTTGAAGTGATCGAAGTTGGTGCAAACGAAGTTGCACAGGCTAACGCAACTGATGGGTCAATTGTAATTAACACAAGAGAACAATAACAATGTCCGAGTTTTCGCTGGCTGATGAGCGGAATATCAAAGACGGTGTATCCGAGTGGGACATCCCACCGACTGTCCAACCCGAAAGCAACAACTATGCCCTCCTCCGTGGGCTGTTTCAATCCGTCGATGAAGTCGATGATTCTCTTGAACTGATCTATAATTCTCATCACATCAATACGGCTGCTGGTGAGGATCTTGACCAAATCGGCCAGTTTGTTGGTGTTGATAGACAGTCGAATGAGAGTGACAGTCGGTATCGAACACGGATCAAAGCTCGGTTCCGTGCTGCAACCATCGAACCAACAACTGATAACTTTACTGAGTTTGTTTCGGCACTGTTAGCAACCTCGATAGATAACTTCACCATTCTGCGTGAACAGTTCCGCCCCGAAGTAACTGTTTCAGCACAGGGTGATATATGGGAACAGAATGATCTCACCGCACAAACGTTGGTTGAACTGCTTGAAGACGGCGTGCCTGCTGGTCACGCAGTCAACGTCCAAGAGGAGGGCACATTCCGTCTGAAAGTGGATGGTGAAGTCGATGACCCCGATCAGGGACTTACGTCTGACAGCATCGAAACTGGTGGCACGTTGGCTGCTGACCTGATTTAATGAGACTACTATTTAGATAGAACACATACACAATGTCGTGGACTATCCAAGATCGGTTCCCAACATGGGGTGAAGCTGGTGAATCACCGCCTGATGGGTTCTTTTACGAGGGGGGTGATCAGGTCAATGAAAAACACTTCGATTATCTTTGGGACAACCTTGATGCCCTCAGAGATGATACTAATGCTGCATTAACTGACATCGACAGCGACTCCGATGGTGTTGTCGATGAGGCTGATGCAGTTACAAGCGGTGGTAGTCTGTTAGGTGATCTGAACGCTGCTGATGGGGAAACGTTGTGGGATGAATCAGCAGGCTATATCCCACAAAGACGGCTTGAAAACACCACGATCACGCTTGCTGGTGGTAATGGACTGAAAGGTGGCTCTACCGCTGCACTTGGCGGGTCGTTTAGCCTCGACGTTGAACCTGCTGATTTTGCTGGCAGTAACCTGTCCGATGATGGGTCTGATAACCTTCAGTTGGATATTTCAACAGATGTTGATTTTTCATCCAACAACCTTACAAGTGTCGGGACCGTAAATGCAACAACCGTAAATGGTTCAACAGTTGATGTATCCTCGGAGTTGGGCGCACCGTCGTTTGCTGATCTCGGGTCGCTCCCGACTGCACCACAAGGAGCAATCGCGTTCGTACAGTCTGAAGACACAATCTATGTGCAGGTGGACTAATGGCTGGTAGTAATTGGCAACAGTTGGCTGGTGGCAGTGTCAATCCGTATGATATTCGCAGAGATGATGGGACACCGACTGCTAACTATGGTGAACATATTATCTGTGATGGGGGTACGGTAACACTGCCGTCTGCCTCGGCTAACGAAGCAGTGTTGGTGTCGAATATTTCACAAGACACTACTGTGACTACATTAACGGGATTAGTCGAGCAAAAGTCTGACGTTACTCATTTATCGAGTGTTACTGATCCAGTGTTGTTTGTGTCCGATGGGTCAGACTGGTATGTGGCAAATAATTTAGATTATTTGAGTACGACACCCGACAGCCAAGACCTGTATGCTAGATATGATTATAACGAGGCATCAACGTTAGACTCACTCACCGACCAAACTGGTAGTGGGCGAGATTTAACTGGTGGCCCCATCAGTGGTTTCGGCTCTCGTAACGGGTTACAGACTGGCGTGTTTGACGGTTCTGCTGGACAAGATATGGAAGGCACTTTCGCCACGTCTGTATCAAATCCGTGGCATCTCTTTTTCACGGCCCAACACGACGACCCCAGTTCAGGGAGTTATACTCTCTCGTCTCCTAACAGTCGGTGGGGGTTTCAGAGCGATAGCGGAACTTGGGAGATTTTTGCGAGCAGTAACGCCACAGGAGACGCTTCCGACTCAAATTGGCACGTTTTCGACATTCTGTTAGACTCAAACGGTGACTACACTCTCCGAGTTGACGGGGTATTAGCAGGTATCGACTCAGCCAGCGCGGGGTCAGACGGTAACTCATTAAGCGCGTTTGAGATCGGCGACTGGAACCGTGGAGGCTTCGATTTGAAGGGGTCTATTGGAGAAGTCCTGTTTTATAGCAAGAATAAAACAAGTGTTGCGTCAGACATTAGGAGTTACCTAAATCGGTGGATATAGTCGGTGTCTAAGTCTAACAAATAACTAAATTTACATAACAACAATGGTAACTTGGCAACAGATAGGGCGTGGGGAACCAAACCCGTTCGACGTAACATACACGGCGAATAGCACGTACAGTGCCTCATATGGGGAATTAGTGATTACTGAAGGAAGTCAGGTTGATCTTCCATCACCGAGCGCGAACGAAGCAGTGGCAGTTCGGTCGTTTGATCAAACAGTAACGATCACAACACCGTCTGGTAATATTTGGGATTTAGGTTCTTCTGTATCATTCGATTCCTCAGAATATCTACTACTCGTCTCAGATGGAACAGATTGGTACGTGCAAAATAACAAAAGCTCGTTATCATAATACTTAAGTATTTCTATATACTAATACATATATAATGCCCGATCCGAATCGGTGGACCGACCCATTGACAGATAACAGATACTATCGAGACACAACAAAAGAACCATCCGTCACGACCATTCTCAACAGTCGTGACACTGATGATAGCGGCCTCCAGAACTGGCGTGACGATAACGATGGTGTTGGACTGAATCCGAATTGGCAACACTTGTTCTGGTATAAACGCCACCGTGGGACACTTTGCCATTGGCACGCACTTTCCACACTCGATAGGTCGCTTGAATACAGCCAAGACGAACGTGGGTCACGACACGAACTATACTTCCAGAACGAAACGGAAGTAGCAGATGATAGCCCCCGTGAAGTGCTGTATAGCGTCCTCAAAGACCGTGGCACCGTCACCAACTACGGTGACTTCTACGAGCAGTATCCACCATACAAAAACTCCGAATACTATCGCAAAGCACTCTGGAATATTATCGATAGTGACATTCAGTTTTTCACAGACTCGTTTGCGGCAATTGAAGCAGCCCTCGGTGGGGAGACGGTGGTGGTGGAACGTTACCTCCTCGACCACGAGTACGGGTATGGCGGACAGGTCGATCTGGTGTATCAGTACCCTGATGGCACAACCGCCGTTTGTGATCTGAAGACCAGCAGTGGGAATCGGGATAAGAACAAGCTCCAGTCCGCTGCCTACGCCAAAGCCGTTGAGAACGACGACTCCATCGGCGTGGACATGATTGATCGGACTGAAGTGTGGCGCATCCATCCCGATAGCGGCACCTACACAATTCACTCCCACGAAAAAGCCACGCAGATGCACTCGACAAACTACTGGTATGAAACGCTCGATGAGTCATGGGAGGAATTTCAAAGTCTCTGTGAACAGTTCCACGATGAACACGATGTAAGCAGCGTTGCTGTCCCCGAGGAATTTCAATGAAACTACACGACGCAAAGCGGTTCTATGATCACGAAGACGAACAGGATCTTCAATGCGACACCACCGACTGTGATGGCACGATGGTCAAATGGGAGGGGGATCGAGTCTGCAACGAGTGTGGGTATATGCACAACGGTGGGCCGCCCGAACACGCCGTGGAACGACGTAGTGGTTCCACTTCACCGTTGGATAACCCCAACGATGTCCGATATTCGGATACACTGCTCGCTGAACGACGGGTGGTGGCGTTCCGTAACCGAGATGGGTCGGGATGGTACGGACCTGATCGCGTTACGTTTGCTGGTGGGTTTTTCCAAGCGTGGTTTGATGAGGATGGGTCGTTGGACTTGTAGCCACAACTACTGTTGAATTGATGAAGATTCGTAATACACCCAAGCAGCTTCAAGAAAAACTCATCAACCATCCGTTCTTTCCGTTGCTGTTTATCGGCAAGGCTGCTGAATCGACTGTCTATTATCAGTTCGCCAATACTGAATTAGAAACTGTGTTGGCGATGTACGCAATGGCTGGTGTCGTCACCGCACTATGGCTGTCGGCTGATGGCGACTTTGATTTTTAGCTGATACGGTACTGTTTCTGTCGTTCGTAGTCTCTGTAATTGCCACTCTCAATTCCCCTGAAGACCCCACCATTGTGGTACGTCTTTGCATGCTGCTCGGGGTCGGCACGGTAGTGGGTGTCGCAATCAGCACAATAGTGGTTTGCTACAGCCATTTGTCTGGAATATCGTCGGCTTCAACAGCATGAAAACCGTTGGGGATCTCAGCCTCCTCGCATGAACAGCGAAGCACGAGGTTCACATTTACTCGGTTGGGATTGTGTCGTTGCGTTTCTAAGGCCGCTGAGTGGACCGTGATTGGACTTTCACACTGGGGGCAGTAGTTCGGGTCATCTTCAGCCGAAAACCTACTGTCGTCGCTCTCAGCGGCGTCTGCATGGATGTGACAAAATCCTGACTGTTCTTGACACAACTGACACGGCTCGCCATTGTTTTTGTAGTAGACTGCTTTGTCACTCATTGTTTTCAAAAAACAATTTCCGTATTAGTCCTTTACCCGTACCGCTCCGAAGTGCCGAATCCTCTGGATCTGTATAGCTGTCTTCGTCACTCATCAAACTCTCTCCAGTTATCTTCGCCCTTTTTCGGAAGCCTGTCGTGTTCCTCAATATGTTTTAGCCCGTCAAAAATGATACCGTCCACGGTGTCGGCATCACCAATCTCCCCCGATTTCGCCCACCCGCTTTCACGGTCGGGGCGGTCTTCACGGAGGTGGATCTCATTGCCAACATTTCTGTAGATTTTTACATCATCGAAATACACATTCTGCACCTCACCACGCCTCGCCAGCACATACTGATGTCCAGTTGATCGGGGCGATACCGCTGCAAGTCGCCAGTTCGGTGTGACAATCTTACTCATAGTTTTCTATTAGGTACGCATAATAGCTTTCTGCACTGTTCGGGCATGATGGATCGTGACCGTCATTGAAGTTATTTCCACAAACAACACATTTTGTTGAAAGCCCCTCCAGTTTACTCATAGGTACTCAAACTTCCCTCGGTTTGATTCACCACAGTTGGGACACTTATCCGCTGACGGCACGCCACTTGCCTTGTCGAGATGCCGTGACATCCGCGTTTTAACTCCGCACTCGTGACATAAGTATGTTGTCATTCTAAATACTCCACTCCGATTGAACACCGACTGTATTCAACTTCATAATCAACCCATGTGTCTCCACACCCATCACAATAATCCATCGAGTGTCGTTCATTTGTGGCGATGTTAGTAGTATCACACACTTGACACCGCCACCGTAACTCTTTTGCCATACACAACAGTACACACTACGGCTACTTTAATCTATCCCCCGAGGACTGCCTCATACAGTATCACTATACTATATACTAAAAGTATACTTATTATATACAGTATAATAAAATCCCCCCACCACCCCACGGGGGTTAGGTGACATATACTTGTATGTACTACAGGATAATAAAGACTACGGTTGGATGTCTACCGACCGCACTCCGATTTGTTTGACGCAGGCTTCCCATGGAGGGTCGCCAGCCTGTTGGGAGACGATCCGACCAGACTTCCGCATCGAGATGTTTCCCCCACGAGTCTGACGGACCTCTAAGCCATGCTGATCGAACTGGAGATCGTTTTCAAGCGCGTACAAGAGGTGATCAGCCTCCAACACCAAAAGCTGCTTGTGATCGAATTTGAGGCCGATAGCGGACTCTGCCCAACTCGGTGTGCCGTCGATGAGCGTGCGTAGTTCATCCATCCCAGTTTGACCCTTCGAGGATCCACCCATCACGACAGCCCGCTTGCCCTTGTCTACGTTCCGTTTCTTTAGTTCGAGGAACGTGCCCGTCAGTCCATAGTCATTTTCGTACAGCACGATTACATCGGCTACCGAGAACTTTGAGTTTCCTGAGAAGTCGGGCCGTACAGCCACCACACTTTCGGCGGTGTGTTCCATAATTCCGTTCTTCAGGTCCAACTCAAACTGCTTACCGACACCCATTAGACATCACCCATAAATTCTCTAAGTTTTCTGTGACAACTTACACAAAGATACCATTCTTGCTCTTTTGCATGTGGCAGCGGTGGATGTCCGTGACCACCGCTGATTTGCCATATTCGTTTGTGTGATGCAACACCGCTTTCTCCACACCGATCACAAATGTATGCTCTACCCATTACAGTAGCACCGTCGAGGTATGCACGCTGTACTTGCCATCCCGTTCAGTTGCCTCGACTTCACCACCCTCCAACGACCAGAAGTTCGGTTCAAACAGCGTGGCCCGCAATCCATCAGCATCGTTATAGATCACGACGTTGTAGGAGTGCTGACTGTCACCGTCATACACAAACCCCACGCTGTTGATCCCGCATTGGTTCTGAAAGAAATTCATCATATCGAGAGCATAGTCTTCGCAATCCTTTGCATCGCCCTGATAAATATCATTACCCCCGTTGTTCTTAAAGTGCGATATTGCACTATGGTATGTTTGCGCTTCAGGAACCCAATAGTGGGTATCAAGTGGGAGTATGGTTGTATTATCTAATGGTAGGCTATTCTTCATAACCCTATTCATATCTGACCATTTATACTTTGTAGTATTGATTTCAATAGGAGAAGTGTCTATATTCCCTGAAACGGCTTCTGAAACCTCTTTACTTCCATTGAGATTTACCATACCACGCAACACCGTTATAAAGTTTTTTACTGACATACAGTATCGTTACGGTATAGAAGTATAAAAAATTATCGGTATTTTGTGGGCCACTTATACTCAAAATCAGGTAGTGGTCCGCCCATATACTCAAATAATGTATTTGAACTTTCAACAGTGAATGACGCTGAAAAAGTTTTACTCCCATCTTTGCGTTTGCTGCTGGAATATGTAGATGGTTTGGGTAGTCCAGCATTTGTAAATATTTCATCTATTTTGTTCTCATTCCCGATTTCGTTAGACATAGCCATTCTAATAGACTTTTGATTATTTTTATTAAACCAATATCCATCCCCACAATACCAATGTTTTAGAACTGTTGGCGTAAGTTCTATGTCCGCAGGCCATACCTTCTCCCCAGTAGAATACCAGTCAGCAAACTGTTGTAATTGGGGGTGAGACCTTGTTTTCAAACGGTATTGGTCAGAATAGTTCTTTTCTTTAGCTTTTGAGTTAAAACCTCTTTCTTTATCTTTTTCAGCCATATCCTTAGCACTTATCCTATACTTTACACCAGTTGATAGTATTCCAAATATGTCATCAATATATTCTAAATAGTTTTTTGAAGTCATATTTACTTCTAAAAATGGTGTTTTATGTGACCTATTAATGCTCCCATCGCCCATTAAAAGTCCAGTAATTATCTCTTTCTGATGTTCAGATATGTCTGGTCTATGAGTTGGTGAACCATCCCAATGTATACCTATCGCTTCATAGCTATTTTCACATTCAGGACAAGACACTTCTTTCATCACAGCAGCGGCTACGTGATTCTGCTATAAAAAGATTGTGGGAAATAGTCTCAACTACAATAGTCTCAACTATAATA